TTTGGTTTCCGCCGCCCATAAGCGTCTGTGCCATAAACGGCAAAAATTCTTGAATCTTAGTCCAAGCTTCAGCTTTCATCGCTGGATCCGCGAAGAACATGACGATCGTATTATCATCGTTGGCGTTTGGTGGGAGACGAAGAAGACCATCTTGAGTTTTAGCGATATAATCTTTTTCACGTTCAATATGGTCATTCAGCGTCTCAAGAAGCGTAATTTCCATATCCTGATGAACCAGGTTTTTTGATTCTTCATGCCACCAACATACGGTGACAGAATTATCTTCGATCTCAAACACTGTCATGTTTGGGCTGCCGCTTTTGAGACGAACCAAATCGCCAACTTTAATATCAGTCATTTCTTTCTCCTGAAGTTGGGGACCGGGCTTGGGTTCCCGGCCCCCTGCCAGAATCCTAGGCGTATCACGACCTTGGATTACTCGATGATGTACCAATCGTGCGCCAGGATGTCCGACTGAGATGCGACCCACGGCACTACATCACCTTGTGCCGTATGCATCTCAATGTAATCCCGCCGATTGAGGTCAGAGAGTTCAACAAGCGAGATAAACATGTTTTTGCCGTTCCAGCCGGATCGGGCGACTGCTTGACCAGCTTTCATAGCCTCGACGGCATGGCCGAAGGCCATAGCCGTCGTAGGCTGATAGGCGCGCTCGAAAACGTCAGCAGGGGACCATGAGACGTAATTGTCATGCTCTGGGTGATTCGCATTTGGACTGTCGAGATATTCAACCAGATAGCCTTTGGGTGAATTGTCCGGCAAATTTGTTGCTGTGACATTGCCCATATAGACATTAAATTCGTGTTGCGTCATTGGCTTGGCCAAAATCTGCTTGGTTCCGTAATAGGCGTTCATTGTGTTTCTTTCTTTGACAAAAGCGGGGGAGCACACGGACTTCCTTTTTCCGGGCTCCCCCTATTTGTTTGGCTGGATTCGAACCAGCGACCTCATGATTACAAGTCATGTGCTCATACCAAGCTGAGCTACAAACTTTGCGTGTGTATTCGATTATCTCTGCGGTTTTGGAGTTTGACAAGCGTGACGCTCTCCCACTGAGCTATCCCGACATAAATGGGGTCGGGAGTTGGATTTGAACCAACGACCTTCACGTTTTAGATACCGCCAGATTTTCTCCTACCAATTCTCGCTGAGACTGCGGGGCAATACAGCAAGGTTTACACTGAGGCCCTTTTTATCGGGTTTTTGAAACTAAGTTTGAGTCTATCCCCGATGGGACTTGTTAGGCGTTAATATACGCCCAGAGATCGGCTCCGACAGAGCGGTCGACGACCTCTTGTTGGTTTGCTTTCATGCGCGCACGTTTGACCGCCCGAATGAGAGTGTCAATGCGTCCAAGCAGAACTGCTTTACGTGCAGGCGAGATCATGCCGGACATGTGTGTGGTTTCCACACGGCCGACATTCACATCTTCAGTCCATTTCTCGATCTGAGCAGGGTGCTCTTTGGTCGCTTCATAGAGGACCTTCGAGTTGACTGTCTTCTCGGTTTTGAACGTCGGACGGTCTTCGGCACGGAAATGCTCGTCACCCATAGACACGTCAACCTCCCAGCGCAGCCCAGGCTTGAGTGTCGGCGCAGTGGTATAAAGATCACGAATACGTTTTAGGCGATTTTCGAGACCCAGCAAGAATGTTGCCGGCAGCTGTGTTGCGATCGTCTGACCTTCAACAACTAGATCGGCTTTTGCTTCTTGGTTCGTCGCTTCTTTCTGCAAAACAGCGTCGATATATTTGGAAAAAGAATTTCCAACATATTCGAGCTTTGCAGGGACAGTGTCGCCGACAGGAACTTCGACAGTCGTGTCTTCACCAGAACGGCTTGCGTCAAGCATGGTGAGAGATCGAACTGAGCCGTTATAAGTGTCAGGTTTCTTGGTGAATGTGATGATCGCTTCATCAATCATCTTTTGTGCTGTGGCGTTCAAATCGCTTTCAACAGCAATAACTTCATGGAGCTGTGCCATTATATAATCCTTGAGCTTGAAAATGATGTGAGGTTGATCTCCTGGGCTCAACCCCACGAAAGCCTCGCTTGATGTCCGCAGTTATTTTGAGCATTGACCAACCAACTACTCGGGGGAACCACGACAAAAACCCCAGTCTTATATACCCGTTGAGATGCTCGGCCCTAGACCACAGGCGTCACTGCATTCGATTAAGCATCAAAGATTGATTTCACCTTAGGTGCAGTCTCTGATGCTGGTTCTGGTGTTTCTTCAGGAGCCTTAGCCGTCTCCGGAGGTGCTGCCGCTGCCGCGGCATCCGGTGCCGGCAACGGCTCCGATTTTGGTCCATCAAAGAGTGAGCTCTTTTTAGGAGGCTCAGCAGCTTCTACGGGCTCTTTGGTGGCTTCTTCCGCCGGCGCGGTTTCCGCTTCTTCTGGGGCGGTTGTTTCGGTTTCGATTCCTGGATCTTCTGAGACATCCTCTGCAGGCGTGTCCTCAGGCGTATTAGTCGCTGGCTGGGCATCTACACCTGCCTCCTGGTTACGACGACGGGCGTCGTCAGCAGCCGCTGTGAACTCCTGCATGGGTTCAGTAGGCTGTGTAGGAGATGTAACACTGATCGGTCCCATGGGAACCGTCACGTTTGCGCTATGGCCGTTGGTGCCGCGTCCAGCGACCATCTCAACAGGCATTTCAACGTCGCCGACTGGGACTTGTGCCCGGATCCAATTGCGGATCGCTTCGGCGATTTCTTCTTCGTTCAGAGTGATATTCACGTAAGTAATCCTCTTCTTGGGGTCATGGTCTGATGGAAGACGGTCTCGGTTTGAGGCCGTAACTTTCCGCGGTGAATAGGTGTCGATTTCAGCCATGCTGGTTCCTTGGGTTTATGGTTTACTGGGAGAATAGGGAGATATTGTCACTTCCATCCTCGGACGTGCCTTGTCAACGTTTCCGTAATTACAAGATACTGTCGAGATAATAGAACAATCATCATCCTGCAGTCTACCCAGTTCGACGAGCGCATCCTGAAAATATTTGTCGATAACGATCGTCGCATTCATCAGGTCTCGTCGACGCTTGTCCGGAGGGTACAAGACATAGTCGAGTCGAATGCGCCCCCACAGGGCTGTCAGATCAGGCAGCATAAGCACCTGGCCTGCAATGGCTTGTTTGAAATCAATCTTCGTTTTGCTGGCAGTCTGATAATGCCAGTTACGATAATTGTTCATGGTCAGCCAATGTTTCTTGGTCGGCTTAGTTGTCTTACCGCTTTTCAGAACCCTGGTGGTTCCGCCGGTGAAGAGCGGTAGTTCTATCGTGTAGTTTTTCACAATAAAGCCTCTTTACCCGATAATGAGCAAAGAGGCTTATTTGCGAATTAGACCTTTGTCTACTCTAGCTTGCGAAGAGAGACTTGGCCGCGCCACTTCCGCCGCCGGCTGGGGAACCAGTCCCGGAACTGGGAGCGGCTCCGGGTCCGCCAACAGGCTTGAACTTGTCACGATCGTTACCGGTGTTCTTTTCACCCCATTTGGTGATGAACAGCTGTTCGACAGGCAGATCGACTTTCTTCATGAGCTCGACAACGGTCTTGCGCGACTCAGTGTGGAACACTTTGTCAATCTCATTGACGGTGCGCTTTTCGTTGGTCGGATCATATTTTCCGGTCGATTCATTCTTGACGCTTTTGTTCTCAATGACTTTGAGAACCGCGACAGTGATCGGCTTGTTCAGCATGGTCGTAACGACAGGCATGTTCTTTTCGATTTCGCCCTGAGCATCTGCGTCCCAGACTTTGATCGTTTTGTCCTGGACTTCGGCTTCAGTGATCGGCTGACCGGTGGTCACGAGATGCATGTCGTTTACGAGCTCATAGCCCGGCAGCATGTTCTTCTTGCCGTTCTTTTCGTAGGTCGGTTGACCTTCGCCGTTGAGATACCAGGTGCGGGTTGTCAGCTCAAATCCGTCAATATCAATCACAGAGACGAGGCACTTCGATTTTGAGCGCGTCGAGTCAGTGATATATGCGAGCTTGAGCGTGCCGTCGTATACACCGGAATCAAGGTTGTATTGGCCACCGAGGCGATCTTGTTGTTCCTGAACGCCTTCGAGGCCGGCTTCGAGATCCTTAAACATAAAAATCCTTTCTGATTTGCGCGTGGCACTATGCCACCAAAAAAGCGGAGCTGATTTACGAGTAGTATTTGATCATATGATCAATCAGCAGCGCCGCGTTGTTATCCATGAACGTTTGATCGGGTTCAAAGAGCCCCATCGGTCCACGGATGCGTTCACCTACAGTCTCTTTGGTCAGGCGCGTCTGAAAGACGTGCTTGTATCCAACGAGTTTGTCGTCTTCGGTGATATGGAGAAGCTCAGGATCCTGGCCCTCCAATTCTGGGAGATTGACCTTCTTCGTCGATACGACAGTTGAGAAGTAGGCTTCGATGCCCTGATTGTTGAGGGAGCCTTTGATAGGCACCTGAACGCGATCGATGAGCTGGGCATCTTGCTCTTTCTTGGTGTGAGCCAAGAAGATCACGTGTTTGTCGCAGTTAGCGACATGGATGTTCATCAATTGCTTGAAGAACTGGGCGTAATGACCCCATGCTTCGCGCTTATCCTTGGCAGTCAGAACCACCTGGCTCTCATACATATCCATCAGAAATGTCAAAGAATCGAGGATAATACCGTCAAAGTCGGGATTATTAGTGATCTCTTCAAACGTGGCCGGCACCTGATATGGATCGGTGACGACGCCAGATTTGAAGTTGTTTTTGAACGGCAGTGCTTTGCCGCTTTCGGTGTTCATGTAAGCCCACCGTTCTTGGTTCGGAATATGCTGCAATGATGCAGATTTACCGGATGCGGACTCGCCGCTGATCAGCACAAGCTGAGCGTTACCTACGGGCATTGGGTGTTCCTTATACTGGTTCTCGGGATTGAGATTTGCGTCCAACCGTGCGGAGCACAGTCGTCCGAAGTTCGTGTTCTGAGAGTGGCTGCTGGAGCTTCTTATTGAAGTCGATGACCCGCTGGTCGATCTCTCCATATGGCATGCCGCTATCAAGAAGGGCCAAAGCAAACTTGATCATCTGATTGTTTCGCTGACCCATTTCCATACGCTCTGCGAACCAGCGCTCAAGTGCGCTAAGATCTTTGAGCTCAGACATCTGCTTATGATATTCTTCATTGCGAGAGGTCTTCGGAATGAACCGGATAGGATCCATCAAGGCACCCTGCATATTATAATGGTGCTCGGATCCTTCATGCGTCAGCCACTTTCGCTCACGCTGGTTCGCTTCAGCATCGATCTCAAATGGGAGCCAGTTCATCACATTGTCCATGAACTGCTTATAATCGTCACCGCTGAGCATCAGGTGATACTTGATCGGCAAGAGCACTCGAAAACGATCTTTATTCCCGTGCTCTGCGAGCTGGTGTCGCTTCGTTGTATACGTCATGAACGTATAGTCCCGGAGCATTTCATGAACCATGTCACGAGATGCTGTCCCATCTACGTCAAGGACAATCATATTGAAGCCTTCGATGACTTTGTCACCGCGGCGATGCTTGCCCACGAATGAGTGGTTAGCCCAGTGAAACCCTGCGGCGCCAGTCATCTTATAGAGTTGCTCAAATGGCTGCACCATTGGTTCATAATTATGAGCAAAGTCGTCAGAGACTGAGAACATCATTTTATCGAGGCTGGTTTCCTGCAGTGTCTCACCGGAGAAAAACTCAATGCCTTCGACAAATGTCTTCTTGATGATGACATTGTTCTTGTAACCCCACGCTGCAGCAAGCTGCATGATCTCGTTACGAGCTGCAGAGCCAGACTTATAGAATGGCAGGTTCTCGGTTAGATCAGCGTGTGTGAGCTCCTGGTCATGCGAAGCAATGTATTTGGCCAGCTTCACATATGCTGGTTCCCTGGACAGCAATGTCTTGAAGTCCTTGCCGGAGCTCTCGACCAGACAAATTGCATGATAAATGTGATCCAGCGTCATAACTGGAGACTGATCCAGGAAGGCATATACGCCGGCCAGTTTCAGCGCTTTGAAGTATCTATGACCTAACTCTGTCTTTTCGAGCTCACGGTGCTCAGGAAGCTTGTCAGCTTCTGTTTCGCACAGGATCCGATATTCCAGGAGTTCGATACCGACATCGTCAGGCATTTCGATTTCATAATTG